TTACTCTGCAGGTGAAGTCGGCCACTCAATATCAGGTGCGGTTGATGTATCAACACGGTTCAGCAACACCCGATACTTCTTCCAGGCTTCCAGCAACGAGTTTTCTTCCTCCGTTGCGATCTCCAGATCTACAGCATCCTGAAGTGGCGCAATATGCTCACTGAATTCCTGGATGTAGAACTGTGTGGTGACGGTCTTCCAGCCATTCGGCTCCTGCTGTATCGAAGCATACCAGGCTATTTCAATATCGCTATGCTGCGGCAGCATTTAACCCCTTGTAATTCATCGCCACAATTGATTTAATTCACAAATAAAACTATAACATGGTGAAATTAATGAAAAAAAACACAGATGATGGGGCTAAAATTTACACACCACTTACCCTAAAGCTTTATGACTGGTGGGTTTTGGGAGTATCAAATCGGCTTGCATGGGGATGTCCTACAAAGGAACACCTTCTTCCACACTTTCTGGAACATTTAGGTAACAACCATCTGGATATTGGTGTTGGAACTGGGTTTTACCTTACTCACGTACCTGAGAGTAGTCTGATATCTTTAATGGATTTGAACGAAGCTAGCCTGAACGCGGCATCGACAAGGGCTGGGGAATCAAAAATTAAACATAAAATTAGCCATGATGTTTTTGAACCTTATCCCGCGGCATTACATGGTCAATTTGATTCCATTTCCATGTTTTACCTTCTTCACTGCCTGCCTGGAAATATATCTACAAAAAGCTGTGTAATACGCAATGCGGCGCAGGCCTTAACTGACGATGGAACTCTATACGGAGCCACAATTCTTGGTGACGGCGTTGTGCACAATAGCTTCGGTCAAAAACTGATGCGCATTTACAATCAAAAAGGCATCTTTTCAAACACAAAAGATTCCGAAGAAGGCTTAACACATATACTCTCAGAGCATTTCGAGAATGTTAAAACCAAGATTAAAGGTACTGTAGTAATGTTTTCCGCTTCAGGGAAAAAATAGCATCCAGCCGCAGCACGTTCTTGCGCACGACGTGCTGCGGCATAATCCCAATGATTACTCCCTGACAGGGTTCGTAGGCCACTCAATATCAGGTGCAGTTGATGTATCAACACGGTTCAGCAACACCCTGCATGCCTTCCATGCCGCCAGCAATGATGTTTCCTCCTTCGTTGCATATACTGCTCACCTTTTTCACCCACGATTAACCAACAGCCAGATTCGCAGGCACGCCCCACCACGGCATATTCATACGCTTGCCATGTCCGAACATTTCAATCCAGCGATATTATGCCTGGGGTGTTCAAGCGCAATGAAGTACGTATTGTATCTTCGCGATTTTTTATAGGCTAATTGACGCGCAATTCTGAGCGGGGAGCGCACAATCAAACAGCACAGAATGGATCGCTGATATTTATCCTTTTGTCGGTTTATCAAACAACAAGAGAGTCAATAGCGGATTGTCCCTACATCCATTTCTGGCGAATCCACTAACCAGAAATTATCTGGCTTTACAGCCAGAATGATCCAGGCAGTGTTTGTTGTTGATGACCAGGAAGGCAGCACATCGTATGCCGGGTCATCGCAAGAATCACGATAACCGTACTCATTAAAAAGTGGAGCCATTGCTGCCACAAGATTCACCGCATTCAGCTCATTACCCAGCTTGCGCTCAAAAAGTGCCACACCTGCCGTTCCTTCCACCCACACGCCACGGCTGTGACCACTATAACCATAATCAGGGTGGTACGGTGTGTAACCCGTGGTTTCCCTCGTACCAAATAAAAAACGCCCCATATATTTTCGGCACTTAGCCGCTTTCTCAGCATCAATATTGGCAACAAACAATCCGCCCCAGGAAGACTGATCCAGCGCCGCTGCGTTGTCATAGTGGGTTGAATGAACCCCCTGTCGAAATCGGCCTTCATCTTCCACCCACAGACCTCTGATGATGCTCTTTGCCAGCCTGTCAGCCCGCTCACTGAAACCGTCAAATCCCAGCCGTCCCATCAGTTCAAACAAAAACCAGATATCAACGTTATGCTCCAGTGCGCACCATTCGGCGACAAAAGTTTCATCAAAATTGCCGTCCACATAACGCCCCTGCCCCCCTTTATACAGGCCTTCACGCAGGTCGCCTGGTGTGCTCACCAGAAAAGTATCCAGCCAGGCAATGCCTGCCAATAGTTTTTCTCTGACCCGCGCAGTCTGAGTACCGTCCGGATACTTCTCCAGATAGAAAGCAAGAGCATAATAAACCCATGCCGCATTGCCCAAGCGGTAATAGGTACGCGGTGACATGGCAGACAGCCTGTTAACAAAAAACTTTACTCCACCGTTTTCATCAACAAGCGCACACAAGCCCGCAACGTATCTTTCTACAGCCTCATGTCGCTGAACCATCAACGCCAGTGCTGCCAGCGCCTGGTCATACGTGTAACACCGATCTTTCATCACCCTGATCACTTCGGGGTCTGCGTCCTCCGGCATCCAGTAGCTACGAATGAGCAGTGGAAACTCCAGCGTTGTGATCCACACATTATCCTCAATCCGAATAAGACGAAACTGTTTTGCTCCCGTCCAGCAACGTCTGAAATAGAAAGTTCCGTCACTATTCAAATTAGCGTCGCCGTTAAAATACTCTCCGGTTGTATAAGCATACATTTCGACTTTATACTTTTCTGGTTCAGAAATATCGCAATATCCGTTAACTGCACCGACATAATTAAAATCGATATTTTCTTTTATTTTTAAAGATATTGATGTATTAACAACCTCGGGTTGTTCCAGTTTTAACATTGCAGTAGTGCAACGACTCACGATGTCGTCAAAGTTCTCAAAGCGCAAACCGGGAAAACTATCGGCTATTCCCTGCATTTCAGACAGTAACGCTTCTGCCCTTTTTGTCGCTGATATTGCCACATCTGCACTTCGTTGCGCCTGACTTGTCAAATCTTCAAATCGTTTCACCACATCTGGCTTCAGGTCGCCTTCGTCGGGGGCAGTCAGAAAATCATTCAGCGTACCTGGTCTGGAACCTTCATAAACGGTAATGGTCCCGGCATGTGAAGGCGGAAAACCTTCAACCAACAGGGTGACGCTGTACTGACCATACTCAACATCCATGCTGTAACGTCCAGCTTCATCCGGATTTTCTGAGGCCACCGTGTTCACCACAACCGTTGTGCTGTTACGTTTTGCCTTCAGTTGAATAGTGCAGTTCTGTATTGGTTTTCCCGCACCATCTTTCAGCACACCTGAGATTTTTACTGCTGCCATATCCACCCCACAAAAAAGCCCGCCAGAATATGCGGGCTGTCATAACACTGCTAATCAGAATTTATAACCGACACCCACGATAAAACCGTCAGTGCGCCAGTCACCACTGCCGGAGCCTTCATAAGCAATATCAATGGCCACGGATTCGGTCGGGTTAAACTGCACGCCAGCTCCCCACGCCAGAGAGGTGTTACTGTGGCGAGCGTCATCACTTCCGGTCAGCACGTCGTGCGTTTTTCCCTTGTTGTCAGTTACGCGGAGATAATCCCCGGAAAAAGTCGACACACGGCTGTAAGCCACGCCTGCCATCGCATACGCGCTGAACCATTCATTCACGCGCACAGATGGCCCCGCCATCATGCTGAACCAGCGGTTACGCACTGAATCTTCATGCCAGCGGGTATCACTGTAACGGGTAATCTGGCGATTCTTGTCTCCGGCATAACTGAATGACGTCACCAGCCCCAGCGTGTCCGTAAATTCATAACGGTATTTCACGTTAATGCCCTTCAGGTCATCGTTGCCGGGCATATCAGTATGGGACTGAATATACCCGGAGCTTAGTGTGGACTGATGCTCTGCTGCACTCGCTGGCGTACCAGCGGCAACCAGCCAGACTACTGCGGACAGAATAACAGCACATAATTTACGCATAATTACCTCTCGCTTTTCTGCAATAAAAAAGGCGCCATTTCTGGCGCCCGTATCTGGGTTATAAAATTCAGCTAATCGTGATGCCTGCAGTGGCTTTCTTCATCACAACAACCAGCAAATCGCTGATACTTGCTGTGGGATACCAACCATTTACCCACCATGCTGATACAGAAAACTCCAGTGTCATTACGCCACTGCCTGCAGGCATATCAATAACACCCGTGTATATCAGCGTATTATCCAGAGCCGTTCGGTTATAAATTTCAGCCCCGTTTTTCTTCACTATCAGGCGGCATGACGAATAAGTATCGCTATTCTCCCGCTCATGTCTGGCACCGCTGAAAGCCACCGCAGGAATAACAATTTGCCGGTCAAACGGCTGATCGTCATAAACCCTGACGGTAATGGTCCCTGATGGCCACCGCTCCGGTGCACGGGAGTCCCGGGGGAAAGCTTTGCCCACTGTTTTAACGAGATCGCCTTCAATCTGGTTCGCGGACAGTTTTCCCAGAACCCGACAGTTCTCGTTAATCGTGACGTTGTTGAGCGTCCCTGAATTTGCATTCACATTACCGCTGATATCCGCATTTTTAGCGGTCAACTTTCCGTCCGGTGTCAGGGAAAATGCCGGCGGATTTCCACCGCTGGTAATGGTGGGAGCCGTCAGGCGTTTCAGGAACACGTCGTTCATGAATATCTGGTTGCCCTGCGCCACAAACATCGGCGTTTCATTCCCGTTTGCCGGGTCAATAAACGCGATACGATTGGCGGCAACCAGAAACTGGCTCAGCTTGCCTTCCTCCGTGTCCTCCATGCTGAGGCCAATACCCGCGACATAATGTTTGCCGTCTTTGGTCTGCTCAATTTTGACGCCCCACATAGCATTCCATTTATCGTTAGCGTCCTTCCACTCTTTCGAAAACTCATCCAGTCTGCTGGCGTTATCCTCCGTCAGGTCTACTTTTTCCAGCAGCTCTTTACCGAGATGGGATTCGGTTATATGGCCTTTGAAAAAATCCAGGTAACCTTCCGCATCATCGCTCGCCCGACCGACGGCCTCCACGAATGCCGATTTGCCAACGGTGTTCACACTGCGGATATAAAAGTAATAATCATGGCCCGGTTTGATATTGATACTGGCGGCTATCCAGTACAGCCCCGTGCCGAGGTAGCGGGCTGTGGTTTCAACCTGCCTGATATCAGCAATCCGCTTTTCCGAGAACCAGAACTCAAACTGTACCGTCGGATCATAAACCGCAAGATGCGGCGTGGCGGTTATCTGAAAATAGCCCGGCGTCAGCTCAATCCTCGACGGTGCTGCCGGTGCGGCAATCCGGAACGATACCGACGCCGGATCGCCCTGCTGCCCCCACGCATTTACTGCCCGGACTGTCAGCCTGTAGTTTCCCAGCGCCAGTTGCGTGAAGCGGTATGTGGTTTCCGTCGTCCGGGCCGTGCTGACCAGCCGCTCACTGCCGTCATCCGCTGCCACGGTCAGGCGAAGCATAAAGCTCACCCCCTTCACCACCTTCGGCGTGTCCCAGCGCGCCAGCACCTGATATTCCCCGCTGTCTGCGGTGACTTCGGCAGTCAGGTGCTGCACCGCTGGCGGCGTGACACCGTTCACCGTGCCGCTCTGGTCGCCGTCAAAGTGCGCCCCGTTATCCACGATGGCCTCTTTTTCCGGTACATGCTGCACGGCAGTGATGGCATACGTGCCGTCATCGTTCTCACGGATACTCACACAGCGGAACAGGCGCTGGCGCAGCGTCGGCAGCTTCAGCCCCCACACGCTGTATTCTGCAACGCCGTCAGGAACACGGCTTACTTTTACCTTCACGCCGTCGGTGACGGACTGGACCTCCACGCTGACCGGATTCCCCTGTCCGTCAACCAGGCTTATCAGCGTGGTGCCGGAGGATGGCAGCGTGATTTCACGGTCGAGCGTCAGCGTCCGGGTCTGGCTGTTCACCGCCAGCACACGACCACCGGTGCTGATACCGGCATAGTCATCATCACAGATTTCAATGACATCGCCCGGCACATGGCGAAGCCCTTCGGCACCCACGCTGAAGTCCACGATCTGCGTTTCCAGCAGTTCCGTTTTAATCAGCCACAGCCCGGCTCTGTGTGCCTGCCCCCGACTGGTACAGCCAAAAGCATCCATCTTCGTGACGTTACGACCGTAACGGGCAATGGCCTGCGTGTCCTCCACAAGCTCTGTCGCCGTCTCCCAGCCATTATTCGGGTCAATCCAGTTCACCTCAACGGCATTATGGCGGTCCTTCAGGGCGCTGAAGCTGTAGCGGAACGGCGCGCCATCATCCGGCATCACCACATTACTGCGGTTATAGGTCCACACCTTATCCGACCGTCGGTCCTGCACGAACGTCAGCGTCTGCCCGTTCCATACCGGCATACAGCGCATCGCCGAGCAGAAATCACTGAGCACATCCCACGCCTTGCGCTGCGTGGTCATGTACGCATTACAGGTGATGCGCGGCTCCGTGCCACCAAAGCCATCCGGCACCGACTGGTCGCAATTCTGGCCGATGACATACAGCGCCCATTTATCCACATCCGCCGCACCAAGACGTTTCCCCATGCCGTAGCGCGGATGGGTCAGCATATCCCACAGACACCAGGCCATGTTGTTGCTGTATGCTGGCTTAAACGTTCCGTCCCAGATACCGCTGTATTGCCGCGTCTGCGGGTTATAGTTCGACGGCACCTGCAGAATGCGCCCGCGAAGATGATAATTACGGCTCACCTGCTGGCTGCCGAACTGTTCCGAGTCCACCTGCACGCCGACCAGTGCCGTGTTCGGGTAGCACTGTTTCACATCGATGATTTCGGTGTATGACGACCAGAGCGTTTTGTTCTGCAGCTGGTCTGTGGTGCTGTCCGGTGTCATCCTGCGCATCCGGATATTAAACGGGCGCGGCGGCAGGTTACCCACCACCACCGATGCCAGATACTGTGAGGTGGTTTTGCCTTTAATGGTGATGTCTTTTTCCGTCACCCAGCCACCGTTACGCTGTATCTGAACCAGCAGGCGGACTTCCGACGGATTCCGGTCCCCCTTTGAGGTGGTTTCCACCAGTGCCTGCACACCGAAGGTAAAGCGCAGACGGTCGATGTTTGCAGACGTGATGGTCCGGGTAATCGGCGTGTCGTACTTCACTTCCGTACCCAGCACCGTCTCGGAGCCGGAGGATTCAAATCCCTCCGGCGGTGTCTGCTCCTGCTCACCTGCCCGGAAAACCACCGTGACACCGGAGATATTGGTATTCCCCTCACTGTCCAGCACTGGCGTACTGTTCAGCAGCACACTTTTTAATCCGTCCACCGGACCTTCAATCGGCCCTTCACTGATGGCGTCTATCACGCTCAGCATCTGCGTGGACTTCAGGTTGTCCTTCGCTTCGCGCGGGGTATGCCCCTTACTGCTGCCTTTACCCATTCCTCACGCTCCAGAAACGACAAAACCGCCCTGAGGCGGTTTCACATAAAACGTTTTTCATCAACGACCAATCACCACAACCTGACCACCGTCCCCCTCGTCTGCCGTGCTGATCTCCTGAGAAGCCACCCGCGACCCCACGCGCATTTCACCGTACAGAACAGGCAGAACATTGCCCTGGGCAACCATGTTATCCAGTGATGAGAAATAGGTGTTCTGCTTACCGTTATCCGTGCTGGTCGCTGTGGGCGTCCGGGCTTTCGGTGCCAGCATCTGGGCCACACCACCCAGGATCATACTGGCCCCTGCCGCATACATGCCCGATACAGCCGCGGCACCCAGCCAGCCCACAGGGTTCCACCATGCCACCGCAATCAGCGCCGCCCCCAGCACCACCTGAAACACACCGCCACTTTTAGCTCCCGCCAGACGCGGCACGATGTGGATCACGGCACCATTTGCCAGCGGCTCATTAAGACGGGCAGATAATTCGGTTTCACCTGCATCACGCCCGGCAATGCGCACCTGATACCAGCCGTCATTCAGTTTCTGACGAAACGCCGGGAGCTGTGTGGACAACGCCCGGATGGCTTCAGCCCCCGTTTTTACACGAAGGTCGATGCGGCGGCCAAATCGTTGTAAATCCCCGTAAAGGCAGATGCGTGCCATGCCCGGTGACGCCAGAGGGAGTGTGTGCGTCGCTGCCATTTGTCGGTATACCTCTCTCGTTTGCTCAGTTGTTCAGGAATATGGTGCAACAGCTCACCGTCGCCGCAGTAAATGGCGGCATGATTCGGCACCGATGAACCAAAACAGCACAGCAGCACATCGCCCGGCTGCGCCGCTGACAACGGCACCTGATACAGCCCTGTGGCCTCCAGATTATCCAGATAGAGATTCTGGCCGTTACACCACCAGTCATCCTCACGATGAAAGTCCGGCATCTCAATCCCCGCCAGATGATAAGCATCCCGGAACAGCGTGTAACAGTCCGTCACCCCGTGCTCAAAGCGCCGCCCGGTAAGATGCGGCACACAGCGGAACTTATGAATCTCACCCCGGCAGACCAGCCACCAAGGCAAATCGCTCTGCACCTGCAGCCGCCTGTCAGCCTCACTCAGCCAGGGCAGACCACCGGGGTGGCTGTGGACCAGCGCCACAATCTCACCCTGCATCTCTGCCCGCAGCCAGTCCTCCGGCGACATCCGGAAATACGCCTCCGGCTCACCGGAGATATTCACGCAGGGAAAATATCTTTCCCCTTCCGGCGTTCTCACCACGAAGCCGCACGACTCCGCTGGCGCACATCGCCGGGCGTGCGCCAGAATCGCTGATTCTGTCTGTGTCATGGGATTACTGCGAAAGTTTGTTAATGGAAAGGAAGCCGCCAAAGTTGCCGACGTTATTGCGAAACTTACAGCCGCTCAGGCATTTGCTGCATTTATCCTTCGTGATATCGGACGTCGGCTGGTCATATTCATCCGCGACAGCCGGACCATGATAACCGCACTCATCACCGCGATAGGTCCAGGTGCAGGTGTTGGCCAGCATGATGCGCCCCGGAAAAACAGCACCATCCGTTTCCGTCGGTGTGGAGAGCACAAAGGAGGCACTGACCGCACTCAGTTCGCTGCACTGCTCGATGCGCCAGCGGCTGATCACCTCCTGCTCCGGATCGGCGTCGCTGTTTCCGTTGACGAAGTTCACCGCATCCAGAAAACGGGCGTAAACCTTACGCCTGACCACCGTTCCGCCGACCAGACTCTGCAGGTCTTCCGCCATCCCGGTGACCATGCCGTGCAGGTTAGAGACCGTCAGTGTCAGACGGGCAGCACTGCCCTTACCGTTCAGTTCAAATCCCGTCCCCTGAATGGGGTATGCCTGATACTGCCGCCCCTGCCAGGTGACCGGCTCACCTTTTTCGTTCTGCTCATTACAGAAAAAATAACGTTCACCACCGACCTCTGTCAGATCGATTTCCCAGAGCACCACCAGGGCTGACTGAGTAAGGCGTGTCGTCTCATGATGTGTTTCCTGTGGAATATCCTGCATCAGGGCCTCCTATGCCACGACCTGTTCAAAATCTGCCGTTATGGTTACCCACAGCGCCCCCACGCTTGCCGACCATTTACGACAAACCACCCTGATCGGCCTCCAGTCATAAGGTGGCGTCCACTGAAATGCGCGGACGCCACCGTGCCGTTCCAGAAAGGCTTTTAAAGATGGGTGTTCACATTTACGAACACGTATCGTCACGCTGTAAGTCGACAACTGGTTATTCAGTCCCGCCGCACGACGCTGTTCATAACCATCGCCCAGCTTCACTGTCACCACTTTCGGCTCTGATACCACATTCATATCCGGGCGCACTTTCCAGTGAAACGTCTCCATTACCGATATGCTCCACTTAACCGACCACCATCACGGGCCTGCTGTTGCATAAAGTCCGCTGCCGCTTTTTTCCCAAGGTCATAAACCACCTTCAGGGCAGCCGGACCTATCTGCCCGTTCGTGCCATCGTTATTGATCTCGATGTTGTACTGCGGGGAAAACATCGCCATACCTGAACCCCCAATATCCGCCACAACCCCCAGCTTACCGTCAGCACCACGACGCAATGGCAGAATGGCTTCAGGTCCCGCTTCCCCCATCACACCCGCGCCTTTTGCAAAAGCAAAAAACGTCGGACGGTTAACCACCGTGCCACTGTAACGACTCAAATCAGCAGACTGATAAATCCCCCCATTGGCATTCAGGGAAAGGCTGCTGAGATCAAATCCCAGTACACTGCCAATCCCTTTTATCGATTTCATCATGGTTGCCTGCGCCAGGATTTTCGCCATATCTGACAGCACAGAAGAGGTGAAGGATTTGAAATTGAGTTTGCCGGTAGTGACAAAAGTTGCCAGGCCATTTCCCATGTTGCTGAAGGCTGACGAGAACACCTGTTCTGCTGTTTCTGCCGTATTATCTGCATCCACGGTAAAATCCTGAAATGCACGCAGGACTCCGTTTTTCCAGTTACCCTGCACAACTTCAAGCTGTTGCCAGTAACGGCGATTCTCATTCAGTTGTCGGTTCAGGCTCTCCGTCAGCGCCTGCTCGGCCTTTCTGTAGTCATCCGTGTTATATGTCCCTTTCTGCTCACTATCCCGCCTCAACTGCTCCAGCTGTTGCTGGTATTTCTGGCGAAGACTCAGTTGTACCTGATATCGCTGTCGCTGCTGATCACCCATACCCACCGTGGCGATATCCAGGTCATGTTGCTGACGCTGAGCGCGCTCTTCTTCAGCCAGTTGACTGGTCAGCTGAATTGTTTTTTTCTTCAGCTCGTTGAGTGCCGTCTGTTTCTGAAGCTCCTGCTGTTTTACATCCAGCAGCGTCAGTGCCTGAATCAGTTCATCTTTACGGGCCAGCACACTCTTTTCATCTGCCGTCAGTTTTTTCCCGTCCAGGTCGCTGATGCGCTGCTGCAGAGCCAGGAGCTGTTTATGCGCTTCTGTCATCCTTTCCGTGGCAATGCCTGCTGACTGTCTGGCAGCAGCAATCTGTCCTTCCACCTGTGCCTGTTGCTGACTGTACTGCAGCAATAACCGGGTGGCCTCATCATTACGGGTTTCGCGTGTTTTTTTCTTACCGGATGCCAGGGCTTTCTCGTAACGTTCATTTTCACGTTGTATCGCCGCATCCCTGACAGCCTGATCGGCGTACTGCATGGAATTAATACGCGCAATTTCACGCTGATGTCGTGCTGCTTCCGTTTCATTCATCCGGTTCAGTGCAGCATTTTCAGCATTACGGCGTTTCTGTTGCTCCTGATAATTCCGCTCTGCCTGCTCTTTTGCATCCTGCAAATCCTTCTGGCGTTTTTTCTCCTGAAGATCGTTAAGACGCTGCTGATCGTATTCAACCTGAGAAGATGATGCCGTCCAGGGGAGTCTTTTCGCCCGCGACACTTTCTCCTGTAAAGCGGCAATCTGTTCATCCAGCGAGTCTTCACGACCAATATTCATGGCCGCATCCCAGAAACGACTCCATAAATCAGACAGATACTTCAGCGTACTGCCCAGCGCATTGAGGTTATTATCAATATCCGCAGTACGCCGACCGGTTTCCTCTGCCAGTGCAGACATGGCTATCCGTGCCGCATCACTGGACCGCCCCTGATCCCCAAGGACGCGTATCTGCTCAAGCTGAGTGGCAGTAAGAAAATGCAGCTCATTGTCCAGAGCCTTCGCGGCATTTACAGGATCATCCTTCAGCCGCTTAAACTGATTTATGGTATCGCTGACCGACTGGCCAACCGATCGCTCCATCTGTGCGGCAGCTCTCGCCACCATACCGATATCGTTTCCACGAAATGCACCACTCCCCACCACCTGAGCCAGCGCACCGGCTGCAGCATGTTGCGTGATACCATTCCCGGAAATAGCACGACTGAGCGTCCACAGCTGCCCGGCAGTGACTCCGGCATAATGCCCCGCCAGTGACAGCTGGCGGTTAAATTCTTCCCCCTCCTTCTGACCGTCATACCAGGCTTTACCCAGACCATAGACGGCCGCGGCAATACCGCCAATAACCCCGCCCAGCATCATGCCTTTCGGTGACATCAGTGTGTCTATCCATCCGGCACGGTTAGCCAGCGTTATCCCGGATCCCCTCAGCGCTCCTAAATTGCCACGGGCCAGTTCACCTATCAGAACGCCTATCTCCTGGCGGGCTGCTGCACTTTTCAGACCCAGCGAATGCGTGGCTTTTCCTGCCTGCTCCATTTTGCGGATATACACTTCTGCAGCACTGCTTACCCCCAGCTGGGCTGCCCTGGCACGAAGCAACTCAGAAGATGAAAGATTCTGGCGGGTTGCCTGCTCTTTAAGCTGACGGATAAACGCCACTTTCTGTCGGGTAGCCTCTTCCTCAGCCTGTGTAAGAACACGGGTTTTCGCCGTAACCTCAGAAATCAGCGCCAGATAATCCTGCTGACCAATCCCGCCACTGTTTCTGGCCTGTCGGATCTGCTGCTGAATACGCTGTAATTCCTGCAGCCCCGCACTGGCCTGTTTCACACTGTCAATCTGACGATAAAACGCAGCAGCCGCTTTATCCTGAGCCTCCGCCAGAGCCATGGCCTGCGCCTGTTCCTCACGCATTTTCTGGCTCAGTGCCTCCATGCGCTGGCGGGTTTTCTCCACCTCGCGGGCCATGCGTTCATGAGCCTGTGCGTTCTTCTCCACCGTCTGCGCATGGACGGATGCGGCTGTTGCAGCCGAAGAAGCCGCCTGCGTTGTCTGCCGGGCGGCCTGAGTCTGACGCTCCATAAAACGCTGCATACGGGCAGAAGACCGTTCTGCATCGCTGGCTGCACCATTCAGAAGGTTTTTGATACGGGGAATTTCATTTTTAAACTCTGCCGCATCAATCCCCAAATCAATGACCAGGTTGGCTATCTGGTCCATAACGCACACCTCCGGAAATACCTTCCCCAAGATGCATCAGTTCTTCGTCCGTTCGCTCCGGTATCCCGTTCTCTTCCGGTAAAAGGCTGAAATCAGCCACCGCAGCATCACTGCTGCCGGACACCATTCTCACGATCAATGCCTTCAGCGAGGCAAACTGCGCATCCATCCACACATCACTGAAGCTCTGCATCCGGAAATAATCGCCCCACTCACCAAGCTCAGTGGCCGACATTTCCGACAGCATCCGCCGCCAGTCTGCCCGCCTGAACTCCCGGGCAAGCCGCATGACAAACTGCATTTCCCGCGTCAGGACTTTTCCGGCGTCAGCGCCTCATGCTCATCATCCCCGGCATTATCAATGGCCCCCATACCGCTCAGCGACAGAACCATCTCCGCCCCCGCTCCCAGGGCATCATACGACCATGTTGTAATAACGGATGCGCAAAGCGTCTCTACATCCTTAGACTGATCCGCATTCCACAGTGAGCGGGAAACCAGCCAGGCATTGATATCCATCCCCATCCGCAGAAAAGCAATCTGTCGTTCAGCCTCCGGCAGTTCTCCCTCCCCGGCATCAAACTTTGCCGTTCGCTGCTGAACAAACGCCAGATATTCAATTCTCTGCAGCCCGGACAGCTCACTGAGCACCACGGACTGTTTTTCATAATTAAACGTGTCCTGTTTCAGAAACATCATGTTCTACACCTGCAAAAAAGCCCCGGATAACCGGGGCAAATGATGAGTATCATCCTGTTAACCTGCGGCGCTGACAGCCACCGTAGCCACTGCCACAAAATCGCCGTCAGAAGTCATGCCCACAATGCTGACACTGCCCTGCTTCACGCCTTTCACCGTGGCCACAAGCCCGTTCAGGGTCACCGTGGCAGTCTGTGGATCTGTCGAATGCACACTGATCGCTTTGTCACTGGCTCCGTCAGGTTTTACTGTAAAGGTCAGCGTGGTGGCTGCTCCCACTTTTACACTGGCAGATGCCGGTGCCACCGTCAGCCCGGTAACGCCCACGGTTTCAGTGCCTTCCTCTGCCAGATACGGACGCCCCACACCGCTGATTTTCACGGTGCGGGTCATCACGTCTTTTGAGGCAATGGTTTTACCCAGTGAACTCAGCCAGCCACGGAAAACATCAACAGTACCGTTGGAATATTTGATACGAAACGCGCAGACTTCACCGGAGTCGAACAACTGAACCAGTTTTTTCTGCCCGCTGTCCCCCGGACGCCAGGCCAACGTCGCCGAAGTATCACCGACTGATTTCTGCCCCTGGGTTGTCGTTTTCCAGTCTGCATCTTCATCATCGAGATAAGTGTCATCTTCTGCATCAGCGGTCATTTCGCCAGGTTGCAGATCCTTCACCATCGCAAGACGCAGCCAGTCAGTGTCCGATAAAGGGTTCGCAAACGCATCGCCCTTGCCGGTATACATCCAGAACGTCGTTCCCGCACCTTTCGTTTTTGCCAGTGGATTTGGTGTGGTCATTACCACCTCCTTAATTCGTGTACGTGATCTGGTACGTGATTTCCGCCATCGCCCAGGTGGCCATCTCATTATCACGTTGATAGTTAAAACCGAGTGGGATCAGGGTGTCGATGAGTCCGGAAAGTGCCGGTACATCATTCAGTGCCGGGAAAATGGTGCTCTCCATCCACATATCCAGCTCTGAATCCGGTGCCTGTGCCCGGATGAAGACAGCAATATGCAGAACAGCCTGCCAGTCATCTTCATCCGTCATTTTTCCGGTGTACTGAGCATCACTCAGCCACACCGCCACGGCAGGCAGTTCCTGCGCATCAACAAATGCCGGAAGTCCGTCAAAAAACGTGGCGCTGTCTCCACACTGTTCCCGAAGGCGTGCCAGTACGACCTGGCGGATTTGTGTATGTCGGTTCATCGGGTCAGCCATAATCTCAGTTGTTGTTTCAGTGCATACCCCAGCTGTTTCGGCATTTCCGCAGCAATGATGCGGTCGCGGGCATCTTCAAATGCCTGTGTCAGCGGTCCGGACAGCGGGATTTTCACCACATCAATGGGGTAACGATTTTTGCCATCAATACGCCGCATCACATGCCAGCGACCATTCGCCAGTTGCTGAATAAACGCATCCCGGAAAAGATATTTACCCACCTTCAGCACACTTCCACGGTACTGCAGTTTTCCACCACGCCGGGCCAGTCTGACCCGGGCTGTCCCCAGCTTAATGGCGGGCAGATTGCCCCGGTTAATGCGGATCCTGGCCGTCATTTTTCCTGACGGACTGGCTTTAAACACCCGGACACGCTGACGTACCAGTTTCAGGGGGATCCCTTTCACCTGGTTATCTCCCGCAACGGTATTCCCGGCAACCTGCCGGGTGGCAACCGAGACCGCTTTCTGTGCCACACGGTTTATCGCCCATGCGCTGGCCTGTGGCACCATACGGGTATCAAGACTGTTCAGATTGCGGATGGCATTCTCAAGCCCCTTCATCCCACACCTCTTTACTCAATAAAGATCATTGGCTTACCGTTAAAACGTTCATGCCGTGTGACCGTCCATTGTTGTCCGTCATAAACAACGCGATCCCCGCGCCGTGGGCGGTATCCCGAAGAAAACACCACCAGAGAGACCGCAGGTCCGGACAAAGCATTCAGCTCTGCCAGTGTTTCTCCCGGGATCACAGTCATATCGACATCATTAATCGAGGCTGTCTTTCCCATCTTTCTGACCGTGATAGCATCCATACGCGCTGCCAGCCGGGAAAAGGGATCAGACATTGAGTTTTACCGGCACTTCTTCTGCACTGGTTCCGGCATCTGCCCAGACAACCCCGACCAGCGGATCAGAGCCGCTGTTAGTCAGCTGAACTTTTCCAGACTTCAGATAAACCTTCTTACCCGTTTTCATGTCATCCGTTTTCAGCTTAGGCAGCATAAACACACCTTCGGTCATGCCGTCGCCTGTTTCACCCTGTGGAATATCGGTCAGCGCCACCGCAAAAACATCACCCACCTGCACCAGATCTCCGCTGCTGATGGCTGCACTGGCAACAATCGCCACCGTTTTTCCTTCTTCTACAAAATTCTTTGCCATAACTGTCTCCGCACAGCCCCGTTCAGGGGCTGATTTCAGGTACAAAAAAAGCCCTTACGGGCCATCAGAGTTGTTGTCTGCGACGTTTACGCCGTACATTTCACCAGACCGCGGTGATCAACTGGCGCGACACCGGCGTCAATACGCACTTTCGTTGTCACGCCATCCACACTGAAGCCCTCCATCTGATCAATATATGGCGTATCCACACCGTTGAGATAAGCCACTTCAATCGTATCGGAGCCTTTGGACGCAGCCAGGTAGAAAGTGGTCTGGCTGTTATCATCAAGACGAGGCTCTGCAATAACGGTCGCAAAATCTTTCACCGGGTTAATAATACCGGCGTTAATGTCAGCCCCCTTGACACTTGAGGAGCGAATGACCTGGTTAGCAACAGACTCCATCGCCGTCGGTACCAGTACGAACGCAGGACGAATATTCAGATGACGCTCCCCCTCTTTCTGAACGCGCATCAACTGGCGGGCTTTATCCAGCGATGCCACGTCCATTGCAGCGCTCTCCAGTACGTTTGCATGTTTCGCTTTATCGAACAGACTTACATTATCTGTGGAGATTTTCGGGTTAGACGTCAGAATGGCATAAACCAGATCGGCAATAGTGGATTTCGCCGCACGGCCCAGTTTCATCGGGACATCGGTCAGCATATTCAGATCATCATTGATAATGGCCTGACGGGTGATACTGAACAGCTCGCCATAGGTCGCCAGTGCAATAGTGGCCTGTTTATCTCCGGTGGTGACGTATTTATATTCCGCCCCTTCACGCACCTGACGCAGAGCACTGAAGCCCCCCATACCCACACGATGGGCAATTTTAAAATCAGACAACTGACCTTTCCGGGTCCACTGTTCGTAAGTCTCAGGGGCTTCTTCCCATCCCTGCAGAATGGCTTTGTTCGCGACATCCAGCAGAATATTACCGAAATCAGACGTACTGTGCGTGAACGCTGCCCCGACCATCTGCATCGGGTTATACCCGGAAACCCCAATCCCCCGTTCTGTCAGTGACATTCGGGCATATTCACGCAGGGTCATCCCGTTATAGACGTTATCCTGTTCACGCTCAGCAAATCCGGCACGCGCCATCAGCGCCTGACGGATCCCGTCCCCCACAAAATTACCGTTTCCAGCATAAATATGGGCCGGGGTATTTTTATTTGATGGTGAAAATTCCTTACCCATTTCGTTAAGTAATTTCTCACGGGCCTGCTCAAGCGAGCACTCCGGATCGGAAAGACAACTGGCCTGCAATGTCTGATAGCGCCCGCCAAACATACCAAACAGTTCATTAATACCACTCACACGTGCTTTTTGCTCTGCCAGTACCTGCGCACGGATACTGCTTTCATCTGCGGAAAGTGCATTTGTGGTAGTCGCGGTTGTAGCAACTGGAGCCGTAGTCTGATCCTGTGTCTGAGATGCAGTATTTTTGTTTTCAGGTTCACGCGTTGCACTGTTGCGTGGCGGAATAATCATATTTCGAATGGATTCCGGCATTTTTTTAAATTCCTCTGTACGTTTTGACTGAATACATGCCATTGCCTTAACTTCCGGTGTCACCTGATCAGCAAATCCATGTGCCAGACATTCGGCACCGGACATCCAGGTCTCATCCGCCAGCATGGCAGCAATTTCATCGGTGGTTTTCCCGGTTTTCTGTGCATAAGCGGGTAACAGAACCGCCTCAACTTTATCGAGCAGGTCGGCATAGGTGCGCATGTCCTCCGCATCACCGCCCGTAAAGCCAAATGGTTTATGAATCATCATGAAGGTGTTTTCCGGCATAATGACCGGGTTTCCCACCATCGCAATGACCGACGCCATTGATGCCGCCACACCGTCGACATAAACGGTAATGGACGCACCATGTGTTTTCAGCGCATTAAAAATGGCGATGCCTTCAAAGACATCGCCACCCGGTGAATTGATATGGAGATTAATGTGAGTGATATTACCCAGCGCATTCAGATCGCTAACAAACTGCTTCGCCGTAACTCCCCAGAAACCAATCTCGTCATAGATATAAATATCTGCGTCACTTTTATGACGCGCCTTCATCCTGAACCAGGAATTATTCTTCAGACTGGCCTTCGGTTCGCCGCGAAACCACGCGTTCTGTTTCAGCATTACCACCTCCTTTATCGCAGGCCGGATCGGTATCAAACACCAGATCCAGCCTGCGGTTTTCATCAATTTCGGCCTTGCGCCGACGTTTAACATCATCCGGATTACGACCACTGGCGCGCACCCAGTCTGATTCTGTTGCCGCACCACCACGAATCTGGATTTTCCAGGCTTCAGCTTCCTTGACAGGATCAATCCACGGCATGACCGGACCAGAATATGTTGCGTTATATAATGTTTTTATATCCACATCCGACGGAATTTTCAGCAACCCCGCGGCAACCACCATATTCAGCCATGCCCGGTACACCGGACGGGTTACAGCACCAATAAAACAGTCCTGCAGGATCAGATAGCCATCGGTGGACTCAACCAGCTCCTGTCGCTGGGAACTGTAGGTACCGTTATAGTTACGTGCTGCACTGGAAAAACTCAGACGAGTGCCCGCCGCCATGGCCCGCAACTGACCATTACGAAAAGTTTCCAGATTAGGGTTAGGCCGATCAGATTTGACCATGCCAATATCTTCCCCCTTACGCAGATCGTCATAAATAATTCCAGGAGTGATATGCAGTTCCCGATCATTACCTTTATTCGTCACAGGTTCCTCATAATCCTGCCCGTCTCCTTTACGAATATACAGCCCCAGTGCCGCAGCAATGCGCGCCGCTACCAGCTCAGCATCTTCATATTCCTTAAGCGCACTGATCCGCATCAGCACACCTGACAACATGGATGTGCCACGCGTCTGATGAAGGCGGCGGGTAAACTTCAGATGCACCATATTTTCAGCGGCGATCTCTTTGGTTTCGCTCTGTCGCCCGGTAACCGGATAATTTTTATAAACCAAATATTTTTTCGGCCTGCCCCATTTATCCAGAAAAACCCCCTGATTCATTCCCGCAGACTCATCACTGAGCATGGGCACAAAATCCGGCTCCATTGCCTCGAGCCAGAAAGGCACACCGGCAGTCCGCGCCAGCCCGGCACCTGCGCCTCTGACCATCTGGGCAAACACTTCTCCATCACGTAACCAGGTACGCAACAGCAGACGTTCGAGCATGGGGCGCGTATGCTGCCCGGTCACATCCGGACTGACAGACCATTCCGCCCACAAACGACGGATAATCATTGCCAGCTCTGTAGCCATATCACCATTTTTCAGTAATGGTTGTGGTTCAACAATGATCCCCTTTGCACCAATCACCCGCTCCTCAAGTTTGTCGAAAACACCGATTACCAGGTCATGATTGATGTCCAGAAAACGGGCCTGTTCCCGCAGAGAAACCGCCCCGTACTTACTGAGCTGGTCGGCAGAACGGTTTTCCCGTCGGGCTTTGTGTGTGCGGGTGGGTTTCACGGCCTCATAAGCGCGAATTAACGCCCTTGAGCGCAACCTCGCAGCTTTCCAGCCGGGAGAAAAAACACCAATCACATCATCAAGAATTGCCATCAGAACCTCGCCAGTTTATACCCCGGATTCCCCCGTCGCCGCGCGGTCAGAGCCACAAGGCGGCGCTCCCACTCCTGCCGCCCCTGCCGGATCTCAGATAAGTTTTCCATGGTCATCTGCTGACCATTAAAGGTGACGGATTTTCCGTCCAGCACCGCCATTTCAGCTTCCGTATAACGCTGAATCATGGCTTCAATATCATTCTTGTTCATAACCATCCTCCGGAAGTCAGCCAGGGGTTAACATCGTCAGTCACTGTTTTCTTCCGTTTTTGTTTTTTAACAGGCGTGGATACCGGTTCCGGTGAGGGTGACGGTCCGGTACTGTCCGGGACACACTCCAGCCAGGTTTCCCGGCTCGCCCACTCCGGTGCATCCGGCCAGCGGATCTTTTCGTATCCATGCAGAATGACCAGAGCCTCGGCATACACCATCAGGTCAAAAGCTTCGTTGGCACCGCGACCCGGCTTACTCCATTTCCCGTCACTACTCCGCTCTTCATACGTCAGTTCGTCGTAAAACCAGCTCCCCAGCCAGTCAGGGAAATGCACATAGCCGGGACCTGGAGAGTCACGCCATAACGCGTTATTCACCCGGTCTTTCAGGGCATCCGTCTGAAGAAGCCAGAGCGGCACATCACCTGCGGCCTGCGCCCGTCGGCCCGTTCGTCCGGTGTTATCAGGGAATGTACGGGTGATCAGTTTTGCGCGCCGGATGCTGTCGCCCTTAAACAGGTAAATACGTTTACCAAGGCCATCACGACGGCAACGACGCCAGAATTTATAGGCATTATCAGTGACCCCGTCTTCACCGCCGGAGTCCACCGCCATTGCCATCAGTCGCATTTGTTGAGAAGGATCGGAGGCCAGCGGCCAGCTTTTATGAAAAACATCCGTCAGCAGGACATCCCAGTCTTCCGGATAGCTGGCCGGATCAATTCGCTGGCTCTCCCCGTCGCTGTCACCGCGCAATGACTGCGTGATGTTGTAACGATCAATAATCCAGCGTTCGCCACGGCTGCCATAGCCCGTTACCTGAACCACAAAACGGCGATGACGTCCCGCCTGCACATCCACTGTCGCCACAAGGAAATTAACGCCATCCGGCACACTGCGGGAAGGAACTGGCTCTGCCCGCTGCTCAAGCAGTTCACTTTTTCGTTGCTCCATGCTGGCGCGGGGAAGATAAGGTAATCCCCAGTCGGTATTGATAACCGTCTTGAGTGTTTCTTCACTTCCGGTTGTCTCGTATTCCTGTTCTGCAGTAAGCAGTTTGTAAACGAGTTGCGAGAGTGTCTGGTAAGCAGCTGCCGGACCCTCCATCCAGAATGACGCAATACGTGAGCGTCGGGGATCACCATAACGACTGCCATCCGCATTGATGGATTCACCATCCCGCAGCCAGACCCCACGTCCGTTCAGCTCACGTTTTTGTTCAGGCATAATCCGTCCTGAACAGGAAGGACACTGAATATAAGCCGCCTCACTTGCCAGCACGGGATCGGCAATATCACGGAAACCAGCAACCACATCGCCGCAGGGCTGAAAATACTCACCACAGTGTGGACAGGGCCAGTACCAGCGACGGCGATCGCCACGGTTATAGAGCGACAGTATCCCAGTGGTTGGTGGAGCCTCATGCGGTGAAGTCCGTCGCCATTTCACATCCTTCACATCCCTGCCGGGGGAACTCTCCACCAGCGTCATACCACTGGACATAAATGTTGTGGTACGTTTTGAGGCAAGAGAGAAAGCATCCCCCTCGCCATCAATATCTTCCGGAAAACGGTCATAATCCGTCAGCGCGACGCATTTATAATCTGATGAGGACATGATATTGACTGACGGCCAGCCGATTTTCAGGTAGTTGCCAGCAAGGAATGTTCTGTCATAAACGTTGTTGTCATTTTTGTTCGGACTCAGGCGACTGACCACTTCCGGGCTGACGCGAAACGTTCTGGCGAGTCGTTTTTTGGAGTGTTCGCGGGCTTTTTCCTCCGTCATCTGAATGATCAGCATATCCGCAGGGTCGCAAATCACGTTGTAAATCACCCAGCCGTCAATCAGGCCGATAGTCTTGCCGGTTCGTGCCGGGCCAACAAATATCACTGCGTCGTATTCACGCGAGGCCAGGCAGTTCATCGGCTCAATAACATACGGTGCCACCAGCGGATCCCACGGGACTGAGTTCCCTGCCCCCATGGGCACCCGCATATACTGAGCAACGGCATCAGCAACCCGCATTCGTCTCGGTGCGCGAAGGATATAACCTGAATCGGTTCGTGCTGCCTTTGCGGTTTCCTGATTCAGCATTACTCCTCCTGCTGTAATTCCTCCTCATCATCCGCACCTGCTTCAGTCACCCGCAGGGCTATCTGATCGCGCAGATCATCAATAATGGACTGAACACGGCTCACAGCGGCAGGCTGCAGACCGCAGTCACGTTCCAGAATATCCGGTAATGTCTCCAGCACCTGCACGACCGCTTTTGCCCAGATGGCAAACTCCCGTCTGACATCACTGGCCGGAATGAGTTGTGCCGTTTCCTGTTCGAACTTAAGACGCTCACGTTCAGACTGATACCAGGCTTTGCGCTCATGCGCGTCCATTTCGCCTTCTGCAACCGGCGGTGGCAATGCCAGAAATGCCGACACAATATCAACCACCCGATAAAGCTTGAGGTTGCTTTCATGCCCCCCTGCAACGGGTAGATTTTGCAGCCTTGCCGCAGCAGTCTGGCGATGTACACCTGACAGTGCCGCCAGTTGACTGATATTCAGCGTCAGATTTTTTAACTCTCGATCCATACCCGCTCCAGAATGTTTTAAACATGCATCTTGCGAACAACTTTAGGCAAACGGTGTTAGTGATGAACAAAAAACAATCAAAATCGACACCATAAAAATAAAACCACTGTAATATCAATCTATTACAGTGGTGGTGATGACGAATGAAATTTCAAAAACTAGCCTTTTTCCGCGACGCTCCCGCCCCGTGGCAGGCCACCCCACCGGAAGGACCCGCCAAAATGAGAGTGATTATCACCATTGCTGATGAATAAATTGATGAAAATCATTGAAACGCCTTTCAGCAAGATAACGGCGACGGTCGTTGTTGAACTCCGTAACTCTGCTACTAAGGTTAAAAGCATGGCCATCTTTTGCCACCGGCAAATCTTCAATGGATTTCCCCTGCCGGTTTTTTATTCCTCACATTATCGCAGCCCCTCAGTGAAGGGCTGCTGTAATGCCTGCTGTTACTCAGTAACGACCGCGCCTTCCGGTAATTTCATACCGGCAAATACCGGACAGCCCGGGGATCGTTATCCGCAGCTGGTTAGCCAGGGAGTTAATCTCAGCGACCAACACTGGCTTCGTATAGCGCCATGCCGCCAGCCCTTGTCCACAGAAGCTCGCCATATCTTTTTTCTGATCAAACTCATGACACTTCATATTGAGCTGCGCACTTAAGCTGTTGCGATGCTGAAGTTCTCCGGTGAAGTAGTCATCCAGGACTTTATAGGCTGCATATTTAAATCCGGGGTTTAGCCATGCTGCATAATCATAAGCAACAAACTTCCCGCCATATGTTCCACCGTGTACACCGCGCTCAGTAAAAACCACAGATTCGTGTTTTTTCTCCAGCTACTTAATGCGCTGGGTGCGGATATATTCCTGCGCCCCTTCCAGTTGCTTCTGCATCGTCATCAACCGTTCTCTGAGGGTGAAATAATCCCGTTCAGCGGTGTCTGCCAGTCGGGGGCTGGTTGCATTATCCATGCTGGTGGGTCCGGTGGCTTCACGCACGGCTGCGGAGCAACTGGCATTGACCCGCAGGCGCTTACGACCAGCGGCAACATCAGCGCGCAGAGTTTCATTTTCAGTTTTCGCATCGGCTAACTCCTTCGTGTATTTTGCATCGATCGCAGCAACATCACGCTGACGCTGCTGCATGTCAGCGATGGTGGCGGTCGCCTGCTTCAGCTCACTGACTTTTTTATCACGCTGTTCTTTGTAGGCGATGGCGTTATCACGGTAATGATTCAGCCCCAGACTAAGCACAACACAGGCCACCAGCAGCATAGCAATCACTACATACAGAACACGGTTCATATCACCACCAACGGATTGCCCAGACCAGAACAGCGACCGCCACAAGGCGAATTGCAAAGGCCGTTGCCCGAATAAAATCAGCACTCATCTGTTTAAATAAATTGTTGTGTATGCAACCAGTGCAGTACAAATAATCCATGCAACTGGCGTCAGTATATGTCTGATGCCCCGGCATACCGCGATGATTTTTGCGGCATCGTCAGCACCCTGCGAAGTTGTTTCTGCTTTTATCATCAGTTGCCATGTCCCTCATGACACCCATCACCACTCACGATTTCAGAGCAACAATCAATTTTGCCAGCCCATACAGCATCGGAGACACGGCGATGCCAACCGCCACCCACTTAATGGCAAAAGCCACCGCCCGGATAAGGCAGAGATTCGCCGTATTTTCTGTCTTATCTACAAACATATGCTATCGCTGCAACCGCAAAACCAATTGCCCCGATCATTGCCGATAATGCAAGAATAATTCCGGCAATATTTGCTGCTTTAGGTGTCATACTGCACCCTATACTCAGAAAGGTTTTATTGTTATCCTTTACCTGCATGAATTATATCCATGTCTGATTTGTCAAAATGCAACCCCGGACTGTTCCCCCAGCCGGGGTTTTACTTTTATTCACTTACCTTTTGCCAGTTTGCAGGATTTCGTGTTATCCGCTCGCGGGAGCACACGCCATTTTTCAGCAAAATATTCTGCTAGCTGTCGATACCCCAGCACACCAGTGCCGCTTCCTGGTCACGGCGAATAACCTGTCCATAGCAGTTATTTGAACGTATGCGGCAATCGCGCCCACCATCTTTTATCCACCAGCGAATCGCCTCGCATGCACCCTTACGATCACCGGCATTCAGCCGCTTATAAAACGTCGACGGGAAACACTTACCGGGGCCAATGTTATAGGGACAAAATGACGCTATACCCGCTTTCTGTGGTTCGGTCAGTGGTACTTTAATATTGCGCTCCACCCATGCCAGCGCCTTATCACGTTCAATAGCGTTAACCTGGTCGCATTCTTCCTTCGACAGCTTCATTCCCGGTATGACGGGCTTACCATCCACCATTGTGGCACCACGACAGATGGTCCATATACCGGAACCATCGCGGTATGCCGTTGTGTGGTTACCTTCTTTTTCATTCAGAAACTGGTCGAGAATATCAGGCGCAGGCGCACCGACGGCAATCAGTGCCAGAACGGCAGCCGACAGGCCGTATCTGATTTTTACGTTCATGGATATTTATCAGGATTTATCGGTTTCTGAACCCTGGATATGTTTATCTGTCCCGGCCTGTTGAATCAGGCAAGGAATAGTTAAATACAATAGAGAGGATTGTTTATGGACAATAGCACCATTTCTCTACAGGAGTTGCTCGACTGCATTTCCAAGCTTCGGGATGATGTAAATGCCCTTACTGTCGCATTTTCATATCTGGCATTCTCAATTCCCAAGGAACAAATGCAACCAACACTGGCATCGCTCCAGCTTGAATCACTCAACCCCAAATGGTCCCAGCAACAACAAAATTCTTTCAAGTGGCTGGCGGTATTACTGGAAGAAAAATATGCTGGTGAAATTACCATTTCGGCGGAGTCTTCAGAGAACCAGTAATTCTTCCCGGTAGCTTTCCTTTGTAGGTTATCCACACATTCTGCGCCTCTAAAATTATGGGGCGCTTTTCCGGCGACAGCTCATCCCCTTCACATAACCCGGCAGCAACATCCAGGAAGACCTGTCTGATGCTCCTTCTGGCTGCTGCCTCATAAAACTCCAGCGCGGCACCTTCAACACGGTCCAGCGAGATGTCCAGGTCAAAAATTTCACCGTCAAAGCGTTTTTTGTCCCGTAACGCTAAAGTTACCGTAACTTTATTCTCAAAATTGCGGATCCCTTTCACAATCAGTTCATAGTTTTGAATCATTGAATTACTCTCCCCGTGCAGCCTTACGCTTGTCTTCTCTGATTTTGAAGTACAGATTTGTCAGATAAGTCAGGAAGCCCAGAATCAGACTCCCCAGTACACCAATCGCAGCCCACTGTGACGGACTGACCTGATCAAGCCACTGTAAAAACCAGTAGCCAGCACTGCCTGCGGAGGTGCCATAGGCAATGCCCGTTGAAATTTTGTCCATGGATTTCATAGCCTCACCTCCGCAAATAACGGATGGCGTAGTTTTACACTGAGAAATGAAAGGGATTTGAAAAGAAAAGCCCGCAAAAGCGGGCGAAACGATATATACAGTAAGGAAAGCACTCTATCCAACAAACCACCCACAGTTAATCGGAATAAAAGCAGAGTGCTTATGAATGATCGCCTGCCCGAAGGTTAGTATTTCTGCACAGCAATTTTGCAAAAAAAGGCGATCATTCATAACTTAAACGTCTTTCAGTCACTCCGGGATTTCCCATCATCGCAGACTGAAAGACTCTGACTGGAGCGGGCAGCGGGAATCGAACCCGCATCATCAGCTTGGAAGGCTGAGGTAATAGCCATTATACGATGCCCGCATATGGTGCCGACTACCGGAATCGAACTGGTGACCTACTGATTACAAGTCAGTTGCTCTACCTACTGAGCTAAGTCGGCACTGGACCGCCACCGGGGACTCGAACCTCGCACACTCAACTTAAAGGGTTGACGCTCTTTCCTGATGAGCCAGTGGCGGTTGGTGGCCCTTGCTGGATTTGAACCAGCGACCTGGCGATTATGAGTCGCTCGCTCTCACCACTGAGCTAAAGGGCCGGGCGCAGGATAATAACGTTACGAAATCAATGTTGCAAGCATTCAAGAATTACCTGGTTAAAAATTACCCTTACTTCCTCCACCAGCGCATTCACCATGTCTATCCGAGATAAGTGGCACAAAAAAACCCGCTTGTGGGCGGGTTTTGTTTGCTTTTGCCATCACGTACAAAATCGGCAAAATATCAGATTTGCATGAAATATATGCCTTTCAATCTGCTTTTGCAACACTTTGCTTTGAAAATGCCGCCTTTTGTTTTGAACGTGTTCTCATTACAAACAATAAAGCCTCACTATCCAGTCGGTGAAAAATGTGTTTCATTGCAACCCAGTGACGAGTAAATGTTTTGGACCAGTTTTTAGTTGTCACTCCCGCCAGTAATGCCAGCTCCTGGTATTCATAACCTTCCCCACCAAAAAGTTCTGCTTTTACTTCCTGCGCCGCCAGCCAGATTAATTTTTTCAGGCGTTCCTGCGTTTTCCCTGCAATTTTTCTGGTACCGGATTGAGTATTAAATTCATTCCACGCCCACTGTGTTATCGCGATCTGATATTCCCAACAAATACTCCCGCTGTAACACCACAACAACCAGGCTTTATGATGTTCTTCAAGAGACAGAACCGCCCGCCGCCACGATGATGTCGAAAACTCAACCGGACTGACCAGAGGAATTGACATCCCCTTCGCCAGCGATTGCTTTCCCGGGATTGGTGGATTATCCCGCGTTATCATTTTTCCAGTCACTTCATCGCGGTACCGGATTTTTTTACGCCTGTAACGCCCTGTATCGAACATGGCATTCTCTTGCCAGGCTTCAAGCTGACCTTTTGTTGCCCCACTCAAATCAGCGGTGGCGATAATGAGCTGCTCACGCACAAACTGTAAATACTGGTTATTCATGCGCACTCCAGTTCTGTGATTTTTATCCCCAGCCGCCCACCAGGAACGAGCTGACCGCGCACAATATTGATTTCATCAAACTGCTCGTCGTCTATAAGTAGTCCGGCATGCGTCAGCGCATCCAGTGGTGCCTTCAGGATATTGTCCAGGTCGCGGCGGCGCTTATCCGGTGGCTCTGCAGTAATTTTTATTGCCAGTCTTCCGGACAGGTTTAATTTCAGCCGCTGCTGGCGAACAATTAGCGCCACATCACGGCGATAACGCTTTCCGGCCTCCGAGATGAAATACGTATTGCCATGACGTCGCCAGTAGGTATTCACCGTCGGCGGGTAAGGCAAAACAAATTCTATGCGTTCAGTCATTCATGCTTTCCACTTCAGGACACCCGAATTTCTCGCGTGCATTAAAAAACGAATCAGCAACAACAGCTGGCTGCCGTATTTTTCTTCAAAATCTTTTACCCCGGCGTGCAGTTCGTTATGACATTTACGGCACAGCGGAATAACAAACAAATCATCAGCCTTTGTTCCCATACCTCCCAGGCCATGACCAATGATGTGATGCGGATCATCTGCCTGATTACCGCACGTCATGCATTTCTGCGTTTTTACCCAGCGCGTGTATACAGGCATCTCTTCCCGTTGTGGTTTCTGGCGCTGGAGATACTGAGCCGGAGACTCCGGATCAACGGCGATGCTTACTAACGTCTTTTCCTGGAGTGGGGGCTGTTGCTGGTGGACGTGAAGTGGCAGCGCAATATTTTTTGTGCGCTGCTTCAGTATGCTGGTGGCAGTCTGTTCTCCCGGTACGATGTCACTCTCACGGTATACGGAGCGGATTTTTTCCACCGGTAATCCCAGTGAACGACACGATACAGACTCCGGAAGCGCATCAGCCACCTGATTGCAGACCGCCCACCAGGATAATTCGGCCAGCGATAACTCCCTCTCCTGCGTACCGCTGATTGCGTGACGGATGACGTCAATCATCCATGCTGACAAGTTTTGGTGAGCAAGTTGCTCAAGTGATTCTGAGGTCTGGTCACGCAACTGGTTGTCGCAGTGCCAGCACAACACCATTGCGCCGGTACCATAACGGTGAATGACGGTTTCACTGTGGTGATAATCGCCGTGTGGCCACTGGCAGGATTTAACATGGCGCAGTAACCAGTCAGACAATGCGCCAGCGCCACCAGCAGCACGAATCACTCGTTCGTCGCTGAAAAATGGCAGTAATGATTTATCCTCCGCCAGCGACTGGCGAACGGCAGGAACGACCCCGGACGGCAGATTACGCATGCTTTTCGGTTCCGGCTCCACCAGTACCCGGGTATTGTGGAATACCGGCATGGATTCACGGCCTGGCTTAAGGACCACCAGCCCGAGTTCCGGAACCAGAACAGGTCGAAGTAATACCCGCACATTACCTCCAGATCCGTTGCTGGAATGTGCAGGACGGACGCGGTGGCCGTTCGGAGTAAGGGAGCCTGACGGAGATTATCCAGTGACGGTAGTCGAGGCTAAGGGCTTTTTTAACCTCGCATCCGCGCCTGCGGTAACACTGAATGAGCCATTCGGCCTGTTCTTCAGTGCATGGGGGATGCTGGTACCAGTCTGACTTAAATGCATGAGAATACCGCTCGTGCGTGTGGGCAAGAACGGTCGAATTATCATGATTGTAATATTTTGCGTTGCGTGCCATCGGTTTTCTCCGGTGGCACGGTGTTACTCAGCGGGAGTTCAGCCCCGCGCAAGATTGTAGATGAGTTTATTCTTCTGAAAAAGCAGAAAAGCCAGCTTTTATTCCGATCTCTTTCAATGCCTGTAATGAAGTGACAAACTCACCGTCGCGCAAGATAAATCCGTCCGTCACTCGGGCATCCACAAAATTAATTAACGCAGCCCCATTTTTTTGCAAACACACAATGCGGTAATGACTAACAATATTTCCATTTTCAACGCACACAGCATAGAGGCCATCTTCACAAAAAATTTTACGCAGTTCTTCGATGTTCATCATCAGAATCCTTCCGGATAATTAGCTCTCCCCTTTAAGGGACCATCCCTCTTATCCCTGCGCGCTACTTAAGTATTTTTGATTCTATTCCGGCACCGTCCAGAACTTCAAACGCGTTGAAAATAAAAACAAAAACCCGCCGAAGCGGGTTAAGTGCGGGTGCGTTGAGGATGCCTGCCACATCAGAGGTGGCGAGGGATTTCTCCCTCGCCGGGTCTCTTACTCCTCAGGTTCGTAAGCTGTGAAGACAGCGACCTCCGTCTGGCCGGTTCGGATTCGTACCTCGCAGAGGTCTTTCCTCGTTACCAGTGCCGTCACTATGACGGTTAAACAGATGACGATCAGGGCGATTAGCATCGCCTTTTGCTGCTTCATAGCCTGCTTCTCCTTGCCTTTCGGCACGTAAGAGGCTAACCTACGTGTGTAGAGCATAGATATGGCCTCAGATTAATGTTAAGCGTCTTGCCGGACGCGTAATGTTAACTGGGGCTTTTCTCTATCTGCCTTTGGTGTTGATGCCCGAGGCAGATAGCCTCAAGCACCCGCAGCAATTCTACTTAACTACCGTTACCTCGCCAATATGAAATCAATCAGAAAGGTGATCCATAAGAACAACAGCAAGACAATAAATTGCCATTACAGCAGCAATAGCCAGCGCACATTTGAGAACCAGCACCACAACCTCCTGTATTGGACGTACACCAGTCCTGATAAATATGAGGCTGTCTCGTCAGTGATTCAATACAACTACTGGGTATAGTTTCTATGATTTTGTTCTGTGGAAATGGAAAACAGCAACCAGTCACCACCAGCACTTCTTTAAACATGCCAAGTCACACGCAAGCCAACATTATAGTTCCCTTTGAGCGAGCAGATGAAGCTAGCAAAAATATTGATCACTTAGGATGCATTACTAACGTTGCTATGTGTTAACGAACAGGGAGTGGGTCATCAGCATAAATATTTATGCAGTAGGTTTCTTTTAGGACTAGATTAATCAAAAACATTTAGATAAAATTATAAAATCAAGAAATTGGTGGCAATTAATCTTTAATTGTGCCAGCTGAATTTCGTTATTATAGAAGATTAGCTTTTTTTTGAATGTTTGGAGAGTAAAATGTTAGAACCACCAAAGAGTTATAATGAAATGTTGCCTATGCTCCATAAGGCGACTTTTATTACTACATTTATATTTTACCTATCATTAGTCATTTATGGCTACATGCCATTGGTTGGCATTAATGCCAAGTATATCCCCCCCGTTAAAGACTACGAGGAATTTATTAAATGGATATTAACCTTTGGCATATTACCAATTGCATCTTCAGTTTTTTGGTCAGTAATTAGTGGAGCTTTAGATCTACATAATAATGTAGCAAAAATTATTGAAATAAGGAAGATGTGGGATAGTCATTTAATTATTAAACCATTAGCAAAAATTGCAGGCGTTACGAGAAAATTAACTACTGAAGAATCTCACAAGGTAATGAGTAAACTGTATTACCCAGAAGTTAAAGAGTTAAAAGACAAACATTACGTTGAACTTTTCTGGAACAAAGTTTATTACTTTTGGGTTTTCTTTGAACATACAGTAATCGCATTTGTTACTATTTTAATAATAAGTATCGCCAAATTAACAAATATATTCTCTGTTACTGGCTCTTTAATTAATCTTTGGTTGTGGATTATTTCTCTTGTCGCATTTGACTTCCTTATTTTCATAGCATCAGTTAAACCAAGAACAGAAAGCCAAGTAAGACAAATACCTGATAGCAAAATAAAAGAATTCTTTAACAATAACAATATTTTTTAAACGAGGTTGATTTTGAATTACAAAATAAATGGAATAAACATACGTTCAGAAAATGCAGCGAAACCGCACACTATGCCATCTAACTATCTCTGTAAACAGATTGAAAGCACTAATAAAAATGGCAATGCCCTTGATTTTGGATGTGGAAAACTTAGATATTCAGAACAATTAGTAAATAAATTTGAAACTGTGACATTTTTAGATTCCAGAAGACAACTAGAAAGAGTGCAAATTATCAGAGGTGTACAAACCACGATTCCAGATTACGTGATAAATAACTATAAGAATGCTAATATTGTTTCTTATGAAAATATAGATAAAATAACAAATCATTATGATTTCATACTTTGCGCAAACGTGCTTTCCGCAATTCCATGTGAATCCACAATTCACAAAGTCCTCAGTGCGATTAGAAAATTATTAAAGAGTGATGGTGAAGCACTGATTGTCAATCAATACAAAAGTTCTTATTTCAAGAGGTACGAGAGCGGTATTAAACATTTGCATGGGTATATATACCAAAACTCTCGTAATGCTTTCTACTATGGTTTATTAGATGTGGATACTGTAAGTAAAATATGCTCAGATAATAATTTAGAAATAATAAAATCATGGAGCAAAGCAGGTAGTTCATATGTGGTTGTTGGTAAACATATACATATTTAGTTTATTTCAACAAATTATTAGAAAGAGTGATTTGCTTGTTAATTATTAGCTCGGCAGTGCCGGATCAACATGACCCTGCCACTTAGGCCATTGCCGGTTTACCTACTTTTGTAAGGTTCAGCATGAAGTTTTTATATACTCTTCCTAATATCAATAGTGATGCTCGCTTATGTTAGCTGCTTCTTGTACATAGTAGCCTTCTCCGACAGTACTGCAATGAGCGGAGAGTAAAAGTCGATAAACAATAAGGAGGTTCACAATAAATATTTCTCGGTGAAACTTTCAAAGCATTCTCTGTTTTGCTAAATCGACAATTATAAATCAACAACATTTAGTGTTATATCAATATTATTTAGCCTTGCAATCTCTGATGAATCACTTGCTATTTTAGCTTTTAATTTATCAATATTAATCATATCTTCATGGCTTATATAAACCATATCACCTTGGTTAACTTTAGATTTGTTCACTATGGCTTGAATAACAGACAAATCATCCATTACACCTCTCATAAATTTCACCATGCTTTGATCTTTGAAGTCAGATATCGATTTTGAACGTTGCTTACGTTGAATTGTTCCTTTTGTAATTACTTCATTAATTTCTTTTAAACCAGTGAGCATATCAGACAGACTGCCTTCGCAACTCATCCGATGTTTTATTGCATTGCGATTAATAATATTGAGTATAATTTCGAGTGAATCTTTATCACTCCATGGATGTAATGATGTATAATCATGATGGCGTCGAATGGCGTCAATCATATCCTGGACCATATCTTCATCTGCTTTATCGCAAAGTTCATTCACGAAATAGCTGGGGTCGATTATTTTACAATAACTTGGAGTTAGGTATCTTGAGGCTTTACAAAAACCAAAAATATATAAAGTAGAGTATTTATCTTTCAGACTCTCTCCTATTTCATTTGTTTCATCAAAAGATTCGATAGTTTTTTTAATTTTTGCTGGACTTGCATTCGTAGTAACTTGAACTGCTATCATGTTTTTATTATCAGCTAAATCAATGGCGGGAAAATTAACTTTAATCTGATTCATGTTTACCAGTTCACCCATTTTCAGCGCGCGAAACATAAAGATGGTCAATGACTCAATTATTCTTTCCATGTCATGAAAGCCTGCCTGTTTGCGTTGCGCGATATAAAGCTGGAGTAGTGCAATATCACTCTGTAAGTTTCTAATAAGTGGATCAATCATAGCTAATAATCCTTTTCAATGAAGCTGGAGGTGTGTTTAACTATTAGTTAAATTTCTATTTTTATAGAAACAAGCTTTACAACTTCATCAAAGTTTCTCAAATCCTAATCCACTTTGCAAATCCACTAACCATGCTGAATGCTTTCTGTTGTTAAACATATCCGCTGCTGGCACCAAGCAGACAAACACACTAACTCTACCCTACTCCACAAAAGAGCCAATCAATATCTGAACTAATAAACTTTAATCTCATCACTTCAATAAATATCGAGCATTTCCCTGATAGAATGCTAGTATGCGCTGCATAACTTCACTCTTCCGGCACTCGTGACAGATTATGTTCTGACGCCTGTCGTAGCGACGTATTTCTCCGTCAGGTAATGACCAGATAAGGTCCGGATCAACCGCAGATGGTTCCTTCAGCTTTGCCCTTGAGAGCTTTTTACGGGCATTTTGCCAGTCCTTACGCGCCTGTTCAGACGGGAATAACCCGTAACCAGAGTTGTATACATCGCCGCTGGCAACCAGCTCTCTTGCGAGAACGCTCATCAGATATCTTGTCGCACCTGTCTTGACTTCCAGTTGCCGTAACGTCTCACGACCGCTCTGGCGCACGAGTTCCACCACCTGCCCTTTAATTTTTTCCCGCTCTTCTTGTGTAAAAACTTTTGCCACAAGTCCCCCTTAAAATTACCTCATGACCTGAAATCAAAACTTATCCTCTGAAACCAGGCGGAATTTCTGTATCCGGTTCAGAAATATGATTAACACAACGCTGTACAGGTGAACGCCCCAGGCGGATGACCAGTTCGTCCCATTTTTCGCGGAGCTTTGACGGGCTCATGATGTTTTTTACCCAGAACGGATCCCGCTGTACCCGACCAAACATTTCACAAATTTGTCTGTGGCTTCTGCCATCCAGCATCCGCATTGTGCGCACATCATTGGCCCAGACAGTCCAGTTAGGCTCTTTTGGTCGCATGATCTCGCCATCATCACTGGCGGCCTGTTCGTAGAGACCCACGATCCGCCCCCATATCCACTGCGCACACGCCAGATCCTCCTGGCTACCCCACTGGCGTTTTTTCGCACTAAACACAACTGCGCCAGGGTGCCGGATTAAAAAATCCTGTTCAGCCGTCTGCGGGTCCGGTTGCGAAGCTTCCGGACGAAAAGTGTTTTTATTCTCTGTAGTAATCTCTGTTGTATTCTCTGTAGGATCATCGGGCCATTTTGACCCGATGACATTGGGTCGTTTTGAACCAATGGAGCGTTTCATTTTGACCTCTTCCATCGTGTCATTTTGACCTGATGGAGCGGCGCATTTTGAACCGATGGATTCGCTCAATTTGCCATCATCTAAAAGCTCGCTCCCATAGTTAATCGTGTAGAAATTGGTCATATCGCGCTTTGATTTATTGAGCTTTTCACAACGCAAGAGCCCCAGCGTTTTCAGACTTGCAAACGCGCGCTTTAACGTTGACTCTGACCAGAATGGGAACTGTTCCAGCCATTGTTCCGTTGTGTTGTAAATCCAGCGAACACCATCACATTCCATGCCGGAATTGGTATCTCTCAACCAGTAATGCAACTGCTGCAACACAATGGCTTCATTTAAGCCAATCTTCATCGCAAGCTGTGTGTTTATAACCAGTGGGCGTTCAGCAAAAAGAAGGCTCATAATTCCATCCAGCTTTTTGTTGGTATTGCTGTCGATACGCAAGTTTGAAAGCAATTGCTTTTTCTATAAGTTCGTCAGTTTCACGATCCACTACGGCAGGATCAGCAAAAAGCAGTCCGGACTCCACCACATCGCCATATTCTTTGTTTAACCCGGCGATCATGTACGTGATGCTTTTTCCGTCACTAATTTCACGATACAACCTGAAATCATTAATCCGGATAGCCTCCATAATTGCAGGCACTAGCGCTGTGAACTTTTCACGCTTATCCCTAGTGTCGATAGCCTTCCAGCGTTCGAATATCTTCACTCGATTAACGCCAAGCGCTCGCTGATCAACCACGCCACCTTCAGATGTGACACGCTGAACATCAATGTTCGGGCGCTCTTTCAAAGCCCAGAATGCTTCAGTGATTAATATCGTCGCCTGCTCCTGTGTCATTCCTGGTCGACATATCCAGGCATCCAGAGCCTCACGAGCCTGTTCAGGAGTGATTTTCATTGTTCAACCGCCCCGCCCGCTTCGTCTTACGATATTCGTCATAAACTTTGGGATCATACTGAAGCTCCCCGCCAGATGCCTCCTGTAGACGCATCGCGCGACCTTCAGGAACGAGCTCTTGCCATTGAGAAACAGCAGATGGGTCAACGCCAGCAGCTTTCGCTACTTTGGCTTTCGTACCGTAAAAATTAATTACGTCTGATTTAAACATCGCACCTCCAATATTGAGTTTTCTCAATGCTAATCACTCAAGGAATCTCAAGTCAAGGGTTATTAAGATATCTAAATATGAACGAGAAAACTTTAGGTCAACGCATTAGAGAAAGACGTAAGCAGGTAGGCTTAAGTCAAAACGGTTTAAGCAAAGCTGCTGGCGTATCTGGCTCATCAATTTCATTATGGGAAAGTGACCATACAGCCCCGCGCGGGCAAAATTTGCATCGCCTCGCCGAGGTATTGCAATGTTCACCAACCTGGATACTGTTTGGCGACGAGGACAAAACACCAGCTCCCCCTGTTTCACTCGATAGTACCCTAGACTTATCGGAAGATGAGTTAGAGATGATGCGTTTGTATCGCGCACTTCCTAAATCAGAGCAACAAGCACAACTCAGCGAACTCCGCGCCCGCGTTGAGAATTTTAATCGCCTGTTCACCGAGCTATTAGAGGCTCGCAAACGCAACAAGCATCAATAATCATCCCTTCACAAAATTTTAAAGCCTTACATTTCAATGTATTGGCTTTATCTTGCGCCAATACTTGAGTTTTCTCATCAAAAAACCTTGACGAAAAATAATGAGAAAACTAAATTACCTCCATCAATACACCGCACGGTGTTCTCCGCAAACAGTTCCGCTACCCCGGCGTTAAGGGGAAATGAGGTCAGCATGGATACTATCGATCTTGGCAACAGCGAATCTCTGGTATGTGGCGTGTTCCCCAACCAGGACGGTACGTTCACCGCGATGACGTATACCAAAAGCAAAACGTTTAAAACCGAAAATGGTGCCCGTCGCTGGCTGGAAAGAAACTCAGGTGAGTGATATGGATTTCGACACAATCATGGAAAAGGCTTACGAAGAATACTTCGAAGGCCTTGCCGAAGGCGAAGAAGCTCTCAGCTTCAGCGAATTTAAACGGGCGCTTTCCAGCTCGGCAAAATCTAACGGCTGATAAGCGAAACAGCACCGCGAGGAATCAGTATGCAGAAACGAGAACCCGTCATCATCGCGCCAGACTATACCGATGATGAGCTTTATGAGTGGATGCGCCAGAAAATTAAGGCCGCGCAGGACCTGAAATGGGCCAATGAAGCCAAGGCTAAGCAGGCTGAAAATCTGTCCGCTCTGGAGCAGGATATCACCAATTTGGAAAAAGCAGCGGCATTAAGCATTGCCAGAATGATTACATACCCACGTTAATAGCTAACCAACGAGGCTAATAATGGAATTTAAAGATTTACCAATGCAATTCCAGGAAATGGCAGCGAATATAGTTCGTTCCCAACTGGCGACTCTTGACCTGAGTACCGTAGAAAAAGAAACCATCGATACTATATCCGGTAACGTGCGTCGTGCCTTTATCGGTCTGTACGAAGAGAAGCAGCTCTCTGATAACCAGGATTTACATGAAAAATACCTCCTGGAATTAATGGATATCATTGATAAGGGGTTTGGCTTGTTAATGAAAAAGAAAGGGATTCGGATAGAACCCCTTAAGAACCATTTTACTGAGTGCGGCATTAATCCCAGCGATTTAAACCATCCCGCCACAGATGGGAGTGTTACAGTTAGCCATGAAATTTCGATTAATCATTAAAATCAATTGCACTTTCAATAAGTGATGCCATCTCATTGCATTTTGTTGAATTCATCTTACGCAATGAGTCACAAATTTCCGCTGGCTTTGATGACGCAGGCAACTTAGCAGCAAGTAGCATAATTGCCGTTTTTATAGCAGTGAGCTCATCCGCAAGTCCAGCAGGAGAAACATCGTGGTTAAACTGGATATTTACATTTTTACTAGTCATTTCACCCTCCTGAGGGTTGGTAATTAAGGAGTTCTCCACGGGTCAGGTGGAGTGCGTGCGCCGGACACGGGTGAGCATCCGGCACTGGCAGTTTACTGGAAGGATATATCCCTGAAAAGTCAGGACATAACGCGAAAGCGCACGGCGAAGTTATTCTGTCTGTACGGTGTCGTTAAATTTAATTCGACCGTGCGCTTCCGGTTGTGGCAATCCGCGAAATGGCGCGGCGGTAAGTATGGCGGGGTTATTCCTTCCCCGTTGAGGACACCGGGTTGTCAGGTTGACCATACGCTTAAGTGACAACCCCGCTGCAACGCCCTCTGTTATCAATTTTCTGGTGGCGTTTAGCGGTATCAGTTTTACTCCGTGACTGCTCTGCCGCCCTTTTTAAAGTGAATTTTGTGATGCGGTGAATGCGGCTGAGCGCACGCGGAACAGTTAAAACCAAAAACAGTGTTATGGGTGGGTTCTCTGTATCCGGCGTTAATTGTTAACTGGTTAACGTCACCTGGAGGCACCAGGCACCGCATCACAAAATTCATTGTTGAGGACGCGATAATGGAAACGTTATTACCAAACGTTAATACGTCTGAAGGTTGTTTTGAAATTGGTGTCACTATCAGTAACCCAGTATTTACTGAAGATGCCATTAACAAGAGAAAACAAGAACGGGAGCTATTAAATAAAATATGCATTGTTTCAATGCTGGCTCGTTTACGTCTGATGCCAAAAGGATGTGCACAATGAATTCAGCATTTGCGCTTGTTCTGACAGTTTATCTTGTTTCCGGAGAGCCAGTTGATATTGCAGTCAGTGTTCACAGGACAATGCAGGAATGTATGACTGCAGCAACCGAACAGAAAATTCCCGGTAACTGTTACCCGGTCGATAAAGTTATTCACCAGGATAATAACGAAATCCCGGCAGGTCTTTAAAACAGTTCCGTAATAAACATCCGCTTTCATTCTTATATGCCAGCAATGGCAGGGATTTGTTCACCCTTAAATCTGTAATGAGGTAAAACAAAATGAGTAAAGTCTTTATTTGCGCCGCCATTCCGAACGAACAGGCAATAAAGGAAGAAGGTGCAGTCGCTGTAGCCACTGCCATTGAAGCCGGTGATGAACGTCGCGCCCGCGCAAAATTTCACTGGCAATTCCTGGAGCATTATCCGGCTGCTCAGGACTGCGCTTATAAATTTCTTGTTTGCGAGGATAAACCCGGTATACCCCGCCCTGCCCTCGATTCCTGGGATGCTGAATATATGCAGGAAAACCGCTGGGATGAGGAGTCTGCTTCCTTTGTCCCGGTTGAGACTGAATCAGATCCGATGAACGTCACTTTTGACAAGCTGGCCCCTGAAGTACAGAACGCTGTCATGGTTAAGTTCGACACATGTGAAAACATCACCGTTGATATGGTGATTAGCGCGCAGGAATTGTTGCAGGAAGACATGGCAACATTCGACGGACATATCGTTGAAGCGTTGATGAAAATGCCAGAAGTTAACGCCATGTATCCAGAACTTAAGTTGCATGCCATCGGGTGGGTTAAGCATAAATGTAAGCCTGGAGCTAAATGGCCCGAAATTCAGGCAGAGATGCGCATCTGGAAAAAACGTCGCGAAGGTGAACGCAAGGAAACCGGAAAATACACGTCTGCTGTTGATCTCGCCCGCGCCAGAGTCAACCGACAGCACACTGAAAACTCAGCAGAAAATATCTCCCCTGTCACTGCAGTCATTCATCGCGAATACAAGCAGACATGGAAAACACTGGATGACGAACTGGCCTACGCTCTCTGGCCTGGTGATGTGGATGCCGGAAACATTGACGGCAGCATCCATCGCTGGGCAAAAAATGAAGTTATCGACAACGACCGCGAAGACTGGAAGCGTATCTCGGCATCGATGCGCAAACAGCCTGATGCCCTTCGCTACGACCGCCAGACTATTTTTGGCCTTGTCCGTGGACGTCCGATCGACATTCACAAAGATCCTGTGGCACTGAACAAATACATTACTGAATACCTGACTACAAAGGGCGTGTTTGAAGATGAAGGAACAAATCAGAGCGCAACTGATACTCTCTCGTCGCCAGTACCAGAAACTGATGCAGTGGAAACGGCAATTCCGGACAACGAAAAAACCGAATGCAAAGTGGAAGTCGAACCATCTGTAGAGCGTGAGGGGCCGTTCTACTTCCTCTTCACCGACAAGGATGGCGAAAAATACGGTCGCGCAAACAAACTTTCTGGTCTGGATAAGGCGCTGGCTGCCGGGGCTACTGAAATCACGAAAGAAGAATATTTCGCCCGCAAAAACAGTACATACTCAGGTTCACAACAAAATACTGGTGCATCTGACACGACCGCACAGCCAGAACCGGTAAAAGTTACCGCTGACGAAGTAAACAAAATTATGCAGGCAGCCAATATCAGCCAGCCTGACGCCGATAAGTTGCTTGCTGCATCACGTGGTGAATTTATTGAAGGGATTAGCGACCCGAATGATCCGAAATGGGTTAAGGGGATCCAGACCCGCGATACTGTGAACCAGAACCAGCAAGAAACGGAACAGAACGACCAGAAAGCGGAACAAAACAGCCCAAATACGCAACAAAACGAGCCAGAAACGAAACAACCTGAACCAGTAGTGCAACAGGAACCGGAAAAAATCTGCACCGCCTGCGGTCAGAGCGGTGGTGGCAACTGCCCTGATTGTGGTGCGGTGATGGGCGACGCAACATACCAGGAAACATTCGATGACAAGAACCAGGTTGAAGTTCAGGAAGACGATTCGGAGAAAATGGAAGGCGCTGAACACCCACACAAGGAGAATGCTGGCAGCGCTCAGGATCACGCCAGCGATAGTGAAACTGGCGAGACGGCAGATCCCTTAATTACGGTGAACGGTCATCGCGTTATCACATCCACCAGCAGGACGTGTGACCATCTAATGATCGACCTTGAAACCATGGGAAAAAATCCTGATGCCCCGATTATCTCAATAGGTGCAATATTTTTCGATCCGCAAACCGGAGATATGGGACCGGAATTTAGTAAGACTATCGATCTGGAAACTGCTGGCGGAGTCATTGATCGTGACACCATTAAATGGTGGCTTAAGCAATCACGCGAGGCGCAATCTGCCATTATGACCGATGAAATCCCGTTAGATGATGCACTGTTACAATTGCGGGAATTTATCGACGAAAACTCCGGTGAATTTTTTGTTCAGGTCTGGGGAAATGGAGCCAACTTCGACAACACGATTTTGCGCCGTTCATACGAACGGCAGGGGATCCCCTGCCCGTGGCGTTACTACAACGATCGCGATGTACGCACAATCGTTGAGCTGGGGAAAGCCATAGACTTCGATGCCAGAACGGCTATTCCATTCGAAGGTGAGCGCCATAATGCACTTGATGACGCCCGTTACCAGGCAAAATACGTTTCAGTTATCTGGCAAAAACTGATCCCGAGTCAGGCTGATTTTTAATGTTCAACCGTCGCCAGTTGTCGTTGATATTCTGCAACTGGCGCGTTCCGGAGTGATAGCCATGAGCGAACAGTACCTGATAACGCTCGACGAGTGGAAACCAAAACGGTTCAGTCTCCCAATAACAAACACTACCCTGGTGAAATACGGAAAACTAGGATACATCGTTCCAAGGCCACAAAAAATTCGTGGGCGTTGGCTGATAGATCGCCGAGCAGTATTTGTTGGGCCTGGTGAAACGGGAATTGCGCCGGAAATTCATACTGGCGATGATGATGCACTGAAGGAGATTTTAACTCATGTCACCGAGGCCACGAAAAAACAGCACTGACGTAGCCGGTCTTTACGAAAAGTTTGATCGCAGAACTGGCAGAGTTTACTACCAGTATAAAAATCCTGTGACTGGAAAATTTCACGGACTCGGAACAGACAAAGGTAAGGCAGAAAAAATCGCTTCCACAGCCAATCAGCGAATAGCTGCAGCAGAAGCTGAATATTTCATGCGCAAAATTGATGAAAGTCCGTCAGCAACAAAACGTCGGGGTATCAGATTAAAGGCATGGGTTGATCGATATCTGAAAATACAGGACACGCGACTGAAAAATGGAGATATTGCAGCTACAACTCACAAAGAAAAAACTCGAATGGCTGCATACTTGGTTTCCCGTCTGGGAAACCACCCATTGAAAGAACTGGAAGTAAGAGACTTTGCATTAATACTGGATGAGTGGCTGGATAAAGACATGGTCAGCACAGCGAGAGTAAATCGTGGATTATGGGTTGATATTTATAAAGAAGCACAGCATGCAGGGGAAGTTCCTCCTGGATGGAATCCTCCGGAGGCTACCCGTAAACCGATCCCTAAAGTAACCAGAGCCAGGCTCACCATGGAAGACTGGCAAAAAATTTACAATGCAACGCCTGAAAAACACTTTATCCGTAACGCAATGCTTCTTGCGATTGTTACTGGTCAGCGCCGTGATGACATTTGCCACATGCGTTTTTCAGATGTGTGGAACGAACACTTGCATATCACCCAGGGAAAAACCGGAATGCGTCTGGCGTTACCGCTTACACTACGCTGTGATGCCATTGGGATAACGTTAAAAGAAGTTATTGATGGGTGCCGAGACAGAATATTAAGTCCATATCTAATCCATAGTCGGCACCAGAAACAACCGAAGCCGATGAGTAAAGACAACCTGAGCGACTACTTTGCCAAAGCACGGGATCTGGCTGGGATAATTCCACCAGCAGGAAAAACTCCGCCAACATTTCATGAACAACGCTCTCTATCAGAACGGCTGTACCGTGCACAGGGTATCGATACAAAAACATTACTAGGACATAAAGTCCAGGCAACCACCGATCGCTATAACGATACTCGAGGTCAGGAATGGGTTAAGTTGGTTATTTGA